TTATTTTGGAGTTGCTTTATAAATTTTCCCATCAAGCTCCCAAAAGACACCCTGTCGATAATATGGTTCATTGGTAAAAAAGTCTATAAATGGAATATTCATTGTTCTGGCTACTTTATATAAAAAATCATGCGACGGAAATTGCATCATTTTATTAAATGAGTATGCAGACATACCTAATTTATCAGCAACCTCTTTAGGGCGAATATTATGTTGTTTAAAACATTCATCAGTCCTTAATTGAAAATAACCATTTTGAATATGATTTTCCATTAGGTCAGATTTTGTTATACTTGTTTCTTTAAGCGTATTTAATGTAGGATTTATTAGATTGATATAAAATTGTTCTCTTACCCGTATGTCACCTACAACAATCCGCTCCACAATAAAACATATAAAAGCATCTGATTTATTGTAAGCTTCTTGTACTGATTTGGCATTATATTTTCCATTAGGAAGTGTTGCAATGTAACCATTAATCCGATTTTTTATATTCCATGTTGAGCCAATATAATTGTCCTCTCCAATCTTTAGCATATAAACAACTGGATGAATTTCTTCTGTAAACCATGTGAGTGTATTATTTTTGTACACACAGCATTTTTCTAATAAATCATAATCAAACATACTATTTTGATTTTAGCAGTTTCTCCAAATCATCAAATGAGTGGACCTCGTAAAGAGTACCTTTTACTTTTACATAACCGTTTACTTCGGATGCAGGAGAAGCGTTTGTAATTGCAAATAAATCCCTAAATTCAACATCAAGAACTTTTGCAACATCTACTAGTGTAGATATAGAAGCTCCTTTCCCTCCATTTATTATATTACTTACATATTGTGGAGCTTTACCCATTTTTTGAGCAAGTTCTTTAGAAGTCATATTCTTATCTGAAAGAATATCCTTAATTCTTAATTTGAATATTTCGTTATCAGTACCCATATTTTATTGTTTGATGCAAATATAGTATTGATTTACATGATAAAGAAAATAAGTTTATTAATATATATTAAAACAAACCTATACTCTTTCTCCTCTCTTGCTTTATAAAGAAAATAGGTTTATCTTTGCATTATCAAAGTTAAACCAATAAAAACAAAGCCTTATGAAACGCTACGATTTAAGCAAGATAATGAAAGCCGCCCATCAGATAAAGAAGTACATGAAGCTGTATTCTCTTACCCACGGAATAAAGACATGGGCAGATTGCTTGAAACTTGCCTGGGCTAACGAAAAGAAAATGGTAGCGGATGAAGAAGCAAGAAACGCAGAGAAGGAAGCCATGAAAGCAGCTTTAACCAAACCCGAAAGAAGAAGCTCATACGATTACTTTCACGCTCCGGCTTCCGCTTACTATACAAGCAACAGCAGAGGACGTTTCGGTTCTTGCTTTGTAGGAGATTAAGAAAATATTGCCACATGATAGCATAGACGCACGTTAAGGTTTCGACCAACGCTCATGTTTGACACCCCGGCAGCAATACGGCTGCCGGGATATTGTATTTTTACTAATCACGAATGAACTTTTTAATCCACCACACCCTATCCCCTACTACCTTATATTTAAAATAGTAAAAGGATGACAAATATTTAAGATTGCCTTTTTGCAAGTTATCATCGAAATTTTCCGACCCTAAATATTTGTCCAAGCTGACTGAACAATTCCTCCCCTCTACCCCAAGTGAAACTTGAATATCTATTTAGGTCGCTTGCCAAAGCTGGTAATTTCTCTGTAGGTCGCCTGTCGTCGGTGTGTGGGACGTTGCAGGACATTACAAGCGTTTCAGTCAACAAACAAGAACCATTTTATCTCATGGGTGATAAATCCACGTGGTTGGCACTGATAGAACCACAAAAAAATGGTAGCAGGGGTATTTAGGGGAATCTGCTACCATTCTATATAAACGCCACACCTGGCTGATTATTCATTTCTTTTATGCAACAAATTCCCCTAATACCACTGTTACATTTGCAAATATAGATAAAAATTCCAATTATTCCACAAGAAGACTATATTTTATTGTATATTTACACGTGTTTGATTTATACTAAATAAAATCCATGATTGGAATCAGAGCACGAATATGAAAAAGAAGAAAAATATAGTTTATAATCTCCACAAAAAAACGTCATTCAAAAATTTCTTATCGTCTGTTTCATTTTGCTCATTTTGAATTTTTTCAATCACATGAGAAATAGAATCCCTATCTATCTCCATTGATATTTTGCGTCTATCTTTTATATGGAATTTGTCATCAAATACAAATTTAGAATACAATAAGGAATCACCGAATGGAGTTTTATATATATAAATATGAATTAAACCTTGCCCCATAACATACGGTTGATACTTTTGCTTCATTTCTTCCAATTCACTTCTTAGCCTATCTCTTTCGTATGATAAAGGCTTTATATAAGCAGCATCTGCGTACTTTTTCCCATACATAGAACTATCAAGCTTATAATTCTCCGCACTTGATATAGAATCAAACAGATATTTGTATTCAACCTTATCAAATTCTTCTTTTATCTTTTTATACTCCTCTTCATTATCAATAACAGATAACGCCTCAGATAACTTGGTAAATTTAATAGGAGTATATACACATCCTTCTTTTAACTCTGACTGTACCAAATCAGTAATTATTTGTTCAGCCTTATTTTGCTTCGAACAAGACGTCACAAATAAAATAATCAGTAAAAATAAAATTTTCTTCATAATTCAATATATTAAATTGTATAATCTTCGTTGTTTGTTAACTCGGAGATGAATTTCTGAACTGCATCTATTAACGACAAGTTTACCGCAATTACCGATGGGTCAATACTCATATCCACATGCGTATGAAAAAATTCTTTTGCTCTTTGAAGCATTTTCACCGCGTCTTCTTTGCTCTTACATTTTATAGTTTCCATTGTCGTTTATTTTATTAGTAATAATTAACTTCTTCGCTATCCATATCGAAAGAATCTTCTTTAAACTTCATTTGATACAACTTTATGTTACAATTCCTCATAGATTTTATGGTTTTCAATATAAGATTTTTATCAAAATCGGAACATCTTGCCCCGATGTATATACCCGTAACAGCGCCATCGGGAATGTCTATATATTGAGATTCTTTTATTGGTTGCAACGTATATCTAACTTCTTCTTCTTGTTCCCATGATTTGCTTTTTGATGCAAAAATTCCTTTTAAGGTATCTATAGGGTTACTCTTTGCTAATAACATGAACTCGTCAGAATCTAGTGTCATCCGTTCATTGGAATATTTCACTTCAAAATTATTTGTAAATATATTCTTGTCTTTAAAACAATTCCGTAATACTTTTGCATCATACTCTATACAAAACCCTTTATGTCCATTTGCATAATACGACCACATACATTCTGAATCATACCTTTTTGATACAGAAAAAATTCCGACATTATCAACCATCATATTTAGTATGTTAGTGGTAGCTGAGATCTGCTTTTCCAACGATGCGGCTTGTTCCTTCAATGATACGACTGGGTTCTCCACAGCTACCCGCCGATTGTATTCCAACTCCTCATAAATTCGTTTCAAAGAGACGCAAGATTCATTGGGGTCGTTTAATCCGTCTTTCGTAGGAATAAATAATTGATAGTTTTTTAGAGCGAGTAAATCACGATATATATTTCCTCTGTATTTATATAGGAGTTGAATGTCTCTTGAAAAGAAATCACGTTCCCAATCAGTAAGTTGCTTTTTCAATGCTTCTCCATCCATATTTATTTCCTTTTAATAGTTATTACTCCGTTATGTACTTCTACTTCTGCATCATATTTAGCGGGCACATCCTCTTTTTGCAAAAACATTTCTCCAACACCTCGTATAAGCCACTCGGCTGATATATCAGAGAAATTTTCTAATATTCTTTGAATAGTATCAAATGTTATAACTGCACCTCTTAACTGCCTTGAAAGCCTATTTTGCAGCGCAGAATCTCCTTTTGAAAATTTGGTCGGGTTAGTATTTTTCTTATTAAAAACCTCAATAATTCTTTGTCTAACAGCATCTTCCATACACTTATTATTTAGAATCAATATAAATAATTATTTTCGATTATATTTTCGATTAAAATTTAAAGATTTCAATCGAAAACGATTATCTTTGCATTGTGATTCTAATCAAAACATAAATCACGAATGAAAAATTAATGAAATAAACAAAGGTATTTTAATTATCAATTGAATGGAGAAAATAATAGTTAAAAGAATTAAAGGAAGGGAACTTTCTGATACATTACGCTCAATGAAAGTGGGTGAAGAAATTCTCTTTAAAGAGAAAGAATTTCGTTCTACAAGCGTTTCCAGCGCATGTTATAGACTGAAAAGAGAAGGTTTTTTATTCTCATGTTCTTCAAAGAAGAATATTGACGGAAGCAAAGTTATAAGATTAAGCTAAGGAGGAATAGCCATGAACATCAACAGACTGTCCAAACAGATTGCAGCATTCGCGGCAGGTTCTATCCTATTCTTCTGGATGCTGGGAATAGCCGGAAGAATGGACTATCAAGAAGCTGTAATAAACAGCATACCGAACGAGGCTTACAGCCAGATTGTAGAGAAGGTCGGGAATAAAGCTTCTGATATTGTGAAAGAATACAAGAAGCATCAGAATTACTATGATTCACTCTCATTTTAAACAATACGATTATGGAACTCCAATTCATAGACAAGTCGGTAACATTCGACACATTCGTAACAAATGTGGCTGCAAAGCTTGCTTCCTACATGAAGGAGGATAAAGACGACAAGGAATACCTTTCTCAAAGAGAAGCTTTCCGCGAGTTCGGGGAAGCCAATGTACGGAGATGGTATAAACAAGGCAGGATACAACCATGCAAACGTCCGGGTAAAGTCGAATATCAAACAGCCAAACTAAAGGAGTTATCTAGAATACAACAAGATTATTTATAATGAAATCAAGAGATTACAATCTTGTGACTGAAGGAAGATACAACCACAGAGCCATCATGCAGCTTGCCTTTGCCTACTCCAGAAGAAACAAGCCACTCCGGTGGTACTCCTTCGGGCACGCGTTGAGGGATGCTTGGGCTGACGCTCACCTTAAGATGGACGAATACACCGCTTCCCTTGTCGGCAGGGAACCTATAGGCAGGAAATGCAATAGCCATGATATAGGATACGCGATGCTCGGCTGGCGATACGAGCATGTAGACATGAATCTTTAGAACATTCCCGTGGTCGGATTGAACGGCTTCCGGTAGCGAGGACCGGACGGGAGCACTTGATAGGTCTTTGGAGCGGATTTAATCTGCAAATTGTGAAGCACAAGGCGGCTAAGACTATAACCCGTTGGCTTGTGAACATACAACGAAGTATTGAAAATAGGGAATATCACACAGTGATAGCCATGCTGCGAATGGGCAGAAAGGTTTACGACGGTTCTTTTGCACCGAAATGTCCTACGGTGGCGAGTATGCGGTTTGGGCACCCGTATCGCAAAGGAACAATATTAAAAGACAATATAAGCGTCCTATCCAGTCCTCAATAGGTATAAAGTAAATGGCGGCGAAGGGCGACCATACCACGCTTATCGATATATCCCGTGGCTTACCTAACCTTAGTGTAAGTAGTAAGGCTACCACCGGAACGCCCACGGGAGCATGAATGATTGAAGTTAGAGTTTAGTTTTTGTCCGGTCGGTTTGAGAAAATAGACCGGACTCTTTTTTAGGAACATCAATTTAAAACAATATAAATCATGGAAAAGAGATTTACCCCTGACAACATTCAGGAACTTAAAGAGAATCAGATATTTGTTTTTGGTAGTAATATGAACGGTAACCATTCCGGTGGAGCAGCCAGATTAGCGGTTGAAAAATTCGGTGCAATCATGGGACGAGCCGAAGGAATCCAAGGGCAATCCTATGCCATTCCAACGCTGGATGAGGATATGGAGAAAGTCACAGAAGAAGACTTGATAAACTATTTGGGCTACTTAAGGCATTTTGCCAACGAGCATCCGGAAAAGGAATTCCTTCTTACCGCCATCGGAACGGGAATTGCTGGATTTGACACGAATTATATGGCATACATGGTACTCAGAGCGAATCTCCCGGGTAACGTTACCATACCAGAGGAATTCAGCAAGATTAGAGGATTCAAGGGATTCAACTCCGATATGACTTGCAGAGGATTCAAGTATGAAGAAGGAAAGGATTACGAAGAGCAGGGTGATATAAGTGCTTGTAATAAAGGTTTCCATTTCTGTCTTTATCCCTTGGATGTATTCGGATATTATCCTCCTGCATACATTGGTATGAACAAATTCCATGAAGTTGAAGGAAGTGGGGAAATGGATGTTGATACAGATGATACCAAAATTGCTTGCTCAAAAATCCACATAGGAGCAGAGTTAAGCATCAAGAGCATTGTTGATGCGGCAATCAAGTTCACTTTTAGTAAATGTAAGTGGGTAAAGGAAAAGATTGCTACCGGCTACCAAGGCGCTGCATCGGCTACCGGCGACCAAGGCGCTGCATCG